CGCCAGGCCTTCTATTTCAGCGTGATGCAGCTGGTGAACCGGCCGCAGATGACGGCGACGGAGTTCCTCGGCTTCCAGGAGGAGTATCTGCGCCAGATGGGGCCGAACCTCGGCCGCATCCAGAGCCAGGGCCTCGCCCCTCTGATCGCCCGCCGCTACGACATCCTCGCCCAGGCCGGGCAGATCGACCCTCCGCCGCCGGAGCTCGAAAACCAGCCGCTCCAGATCGAGTACACCTCGCCCCTCGCCAAGATGCAGAAGGCCGGCGAGGCCAAGGCGACGCTGCAATACGTCACCGGCATGCAGCAGGTCGCGGCCGCGACGCAGGATATCGGCGTCATGGACAATATCGACGGCGATGCCGTCGCCGCCATCCTGCATGAGGCGATGGGGCCGCCGCCTTCCGCCCGGCGCGATCCGGCCGCAGTCGCGAAGCTGCGCGAGCAGCGCGCCCAGCTCGCCGCCCAGCGCGAGCAGCTCGCCCAGGCCGGGCAGGCCGCCGAGGTCAGCGCCACCAACGCGCATGCGGCCCAGGCCGCGACGCTCTCGACCCAGCGCGAGGCCGGCCAGTGAAGCTCATCGCTCCCCTGCGCGCCTTCTGGCCGGACCTGCGCGAGCGCCGCCAGCTCGTCGCCGAATATGGCCAGCTCGGCCGCATGGGCATGCTGCTGGCGGACATCGCCAAGCGCGGCGGCATCTTCATCGCCGGCGAGCAGCATCGCGATCTCTTCGCCGCCGGCGTCGCCGAGGGCCGCCGCCAGATCGCGCTCGAATTGATCCGCACGGCCGGGCTCGATCCTGCGCTTTTGCAGAAGGCCTGCACCGACCCCGTTCCCGATCCCCGGCGGCAACCCGGCCGCCTGTCTCACCTGGAGGAGTGAACCATGCTGATCCGGTCTCTCGCGATGATGCGCGTCTACAATGCTGCCGAGGCGTCGGCCGCTGCTGGCGGTGGGGGCGATGGCGGTGCGGCCGCTGCTGCCGGCGCCGCCGCAGACGCCGGGGCTGCTGCCCAGGCTGGCGGCGACGGCGGCCAAGGCGGCGGAGCCGAGCCCTGGTACGCCAAATACGAGCTCGACGAGCCGGCCAAGCAGTTCATCGCCGACCGCAAGTTCGATCGGCCGGACGGGCTCCAGTCCCTGCTGAAATCCGCGATCGAGAGCGATCGCGTCGCCCGCTCGCGCAAGGTTTTCGAGAAGCCGGACCCGGCCCGGATGAACGAATGGGGCGGCTGGGCCGAGCTCGGCTGGAAGGAAAAGCCCGAGGAGTATGCGCTGAAGAAGCCGCAGACCCCGCAGAATTTCCAGTACATGCAGGGTTTCGAGGACACCCTCAAGAAGATCGCGCATGAGAACAAGGTTCCGCTGCAAGCGGCCCAGGCCATGCTCGACGGGCTCACCGCCTGGGGCGTCTCCGAGATCGACGCGACGGATGCGCGCGGCGCCAAGGAAAGCGCCGACATGGAGGTCGCTCTCCGCAAGGAGTGGGGCGGCGACTATGACCGCAACGTGGAGCTCGCCAAGCGCGCCTTCCGCCATTTCGGCGTCGGGCTCGACGATGGCGCGCAGCTCCAGGCCATCACCGGCGCGCCGGGCATGATGAAGCTCTTCCACGCCATCGGCATGGAGATGGGCGAGGACAAGCTGGTCTCTTCGAGCGGCGGCGGCTCCGGCATGTCCGAAAGCCTTGAGGGCCTGCGCGCCGAGCTGCGCCGGCTCCAGGGTGATCCCGAATTCATGAAGGCGCTCCGCGACGAGCGGAATCCGCGCCATGGCGATGTCGCCGCCCAGCGCAAGGCGATCATCGCCAAGATCGCCAGGATCGAGACGGGGCAGCGCCGATGAGAAAAATCATGATGTTGGGCAGTCTCGGCTTTGGCCTCGTCGGCCTCCTCGCTGGTCTGGCCACGCCGAGCCTGCCTCCTCCCTCGCGGCCGCCGCGGCGGAAAGGCAGCCGCTCGACGACGGCTTGGTCGCCAATGCAACGCAACGGAAGGCGGGAAATTGAGCGCCGCCTCCGCCAGATCCAGGCAGGTCGGCTGAAAGTCGCCAACGGCCTGCATCTGGCGCGTTAGCTCCATCCCCGCCCCAGGAACCGACAGGAGGTCACAATGGGCAAGACGAAGACGCCGGCAGGGAAGCCGGCGGCCGAGCATCCGCTGCTGGAGGAGTTCGCGTCCGACGTGCCGCACGAGGCGACCGCCGGCGAGTATGCCTTCTGCATTCGCGACCGATGGCACGGCCAACCGACCGATCTCGCCGATGGCTGGCATCCGGCCGGGTCGGATTGGTATATCCGTGTCGAAGGCGGCCTGCCTCAGGAGGCGCTGCGCAGCGATCATCCTCGCTCTGCCGCACTCGACGAGTTCGCCTGACGCCTGGCCGCTTGACAGCTTGGCGCAAATCAGACAGCGCTTGACCCCATAGGAGCCCGCCGGCCGCCACGGCCGCCGGCGCAAATGCCGCAACCGCCCGCTCCGGGCGGCCCGCCGGGGAGCTAGCCCCCGCTCAACCAGCCGCCGATCGCGGGCGTTAAACGACAGGCCTGGCCCGCCGGATGGGGTGCGCTCCTACCGGCCGCAACCTCGCCGAAGCAACCAATCCCATTGTTGTTTCGAGACGAGGAGATGGCCCATGGCAGGCCCCGTCACCGATGCACACCGCATCGAATATCGCGAAAACGTCCAGCTCGCGCTTCAGGAAAAGAAGGCGATCTTCGACAGCGCCTTCATGTTCGACAGCGACCTGAAGGGCAAGCAGGTCATGATGACCGACATCGTCGGCCAGATGGAAGCGCGCGTCGACGCGCCCGAAGGTGGCGACACGCCCGACAACGAGGCGACGCACGAGCCCGTCTGGGTCCGGCCGCGCCGCATCGACTGGGGCAAGGTCATCACCAAGGAAGACCAGATCAAGGCCCTCACCGATTTCAAGAGCCAGTATGTCCAGGGCGGCGCGGCCGCCGTCGTGCGCAAGAAGAACATCATCCTGGCGGATGCGCTGTTCGGGCCGCGCCTGATCGGCAACGAGATCCCGGTCTCGACCCCCTGGGCCGGTCAGACGGTCGGCATCCAGGTCGGTTCGCCCGAGGGCGCGCCGGCGGATATTGGCATGAACGTCCAGAAGATCCTGCGCGCGATCCGCTACATGGAAGACGCCGAGATCAATATCGAGGAGGAGGAGTGCTACCTCGCCTGCGATCCGACCGAGATCGAGCAGCTCTATAACGATCTCACCTACGTCAACAAGGACTACCGGGCCAAGGCCGTGCTGGAAGAGAAGCGCGTGCTGGAGATCCTCGGCATCCCGATCATTCCCACGAAGCGCGTCGCCGATGCGGCGGCCAACCAGTCCTGCGCCGCGCTGTGGACGAAGTCGGGCATGGCCTGGGGCGAGTTCATGCCCCTCGACATCAACTCTCAGCCGAACCCGAACAAGCAGTACCGCGAGCATCCGTACATGGAGACCTGGATCGGCGCGACCCGGCTCGAAGACGCGCGCGTCGTCAAGATCCTCAACAAGTACTGATCCGCCAACGGCCGCCGGCGTCGCCGGCGGCGTCACCCGTTCAGGCCGGACCAGGCTGCGCGCCGCCGGCGAGACCAGGAGGCCCCCATGGCCGTCGTCACCAAATATGCGCGGTCCTACAAGGACCCTGCCAACGTCGCCCTGCCGCCCGCCGCCTTCGTCGAAGGTCGCGTGCGCGCCATCACCACCGGCCCGATCGCCGTCGCCAATGGCAACGACATCGGCTCGGTGATCTATCTCGGCAAGATCCCGAGCTCGGCCATCATCCTGCCGATGTCGACGCTCTATCACTCCGCCATCACCGGCCTGTCCGATTTCGACATCGGCATCGCGCGGGACGGGGCCGTGGTCGATGCGAACGTGCTGGCGGATGGGCTCACGCTGGCCGCCGCCGGCAGCAAGAACGTCATCGCGGCGCTGGCGACCGGCTCGATGGGCAAGCGCCTCTACGAGGTGCTCGGCCTGGCGAACGATCCCGGCTGCGAATACGACCTGGTCGGCACCTTCAACGCCGCCGCCACGGCCGACGGCACGATCGAAGCCTTCATCCTCTACGCCAAGAAGTAAGCGGGATGGCGCGCGCGGCATCCGAGACCGAGGCGGCCAACGGCGCGCTCGCCGAGATCGGCGAGCCGCCGATCGCCTCGCTCGACGAGCCGCGCGCCGCCGCCCGCGTCTGCAAATCCCGCTTCCACGATGTCCGCGACGCGCTGCTGCGCGAGGCGGACTGGAACTTCGCCACCGCCTGGGTCATCCCCGGCATGGACCCGGCGCCGGCGCTCGGCCGCCTCAAGAACCGCTATGTGCTGCCGCCGGACTGCGTCAAGGTCCGCTTCGTCGTCGGGCTGGAGACGGATGAATGGGCGGTCGAGGCCGCCTCCGTCGCGCCGACCGCCTCGCCGATCCTCGGCGGCGTCCTGGTCACGAACGCGACCGCGCCCAACATCTGCTACACCCGCATCGTTGCCCAGCCGGTGCTGTGGGATGCGCTCTTCCTCCAGGTCTTCCAGAAGCGCCTTGGCGCGGCGATCGCCCCGCGCATCGGCCGCAGCCAGGCCATCGCCGGCCGGCTGAATGGCGAGGCCGCCGCGCTGCTCAAGCCCGCCAAGCGGCGCGACAGCCAGGAGAAGGCCCGCACCGAGCTGCCGCGCATCACGAGCTGGCTCGCGGCCCGCTACGGAGGCCGCCGCCCATGGTGATGGCCAATCTCGACCGCTCGCAGTTCTCCGCCGGCGAGCTCGATCCCGCCCTGCATGCCCGCAAGGATCTCGCCCGCAACCAGTCCGGGCTCAAGGCCTGCGAGAACTACGTCGTCATGGTCGAGGGCGGGCTCACCCGCACGCCCGGCACGGCCTATGTCGCGCCGCTCAAGACTGAGGCCCAGCGCGGCAAGCTCGTGCCCTTCGAGTTCTCGGTGGACGATAACTACATGCTCGCCTTCAACGACGGCGTCATGCGCGTCCACCGCAATGGCGGCGTCATCGTCGATCCGGGCAGCCCGCCGGACCCTTACGAGCTAGCCGTTCCCTTCGCCGAGGCGGACCTGCCGAACCTGCGCTGGGCGCAGTCGGCCGATGTCATCTTCTTCGCCTGGAACAAGCAGCCGAAGGTGCTGACGCGCAAGGATCACGACGACTGGACGATCGCCGACTATGGCAATCTGCGCGGCCCGGTCGAGCCGCAGAACACGGACGCGACGGTCACGATCAGCGCCTCGGCCGCGACCGGCTCCGTCACGCTCACCGCCAGCAGCGCCATCTTCCAGGCCGGGCATGTCGGCTCGATCTGGCGGCTCGACGAGGCGAACCTCGCCAACATCCCGACCTGGAAGGGCAACGAGAAGCCGCTCGCGGTCGGGAACCTGCGCCGCAACGGCGGCAAGGTCTACCAGGTCTCGAGCATCGCCAGCGGCGACGACGCCGGGCCGAACCCGCCGACGCATGAGGAGGGCGAGGTCCTGGCCGGCGCGGGCAACGTCGTCTGGAAATACCTGCATTCCGGCTACGGCCATGTGAAGATCACGGCCTTTACCGACACCACCCATGTCACGGCGGATGTCATCGGCCTGCTGCCGGGGGATGTCGTCGCGCCGAACGCGACCTATCGCTGGTACGAGGCGGCGTGGTCGGACGTGAAGGGCTGGCCCAAGCAGGTCCGCCTCGCCGACAACAGCCTGGTCTGGACGGATCGCAATCGCTTCTGGCGCAGCAAGGTCACGGATCTCTACGATTTCGAGATCTCGACCAACGACGACAGCGCGATCGCGACGCGCATCTTCAGCCAGGACGGCGCGCTGGTCGATATCCAGTGGGTCCTCAATGCCGGCATTCTCGTGCTCGGCACCCGCTCGGGCGAATGGATCGTGCGCGGCGGCTCCGATCCGTTCGAGCCGCTGACGCTCACCAATATCCGCCTGGTCCCGGACACCAACGAGGGCTCCGCCCCGCATATCCCGCAGCCGGTCGATGGCGGGGCCGTCTTCATCGGCCGCTCGCGCGACAGGCTGCATTTCGCCAAGTTCGACCGCGTCTCCGAAGACATCGACATGTCGGAGCTGACGCTCTACGCCCGCAACATCCTGCGCGGCGTCGCCAAGGTGCTGGCCTATCAGCGGGACCCGCACCGCGTCGTCTGGATCGCGACCGAGGCCGGCGAGCTCATCTCCGTCACCTTCCGGCCGGACCAGGAGGTCATCGGCTGGGCGCGGCACCCGGATGTCAACGGCGTGGTCGAGGACCTGGCCGTCATCGCCTCGCCCGATGCCGGCTACACCCAGCTCTGGATGGTGGTGCGCCGCTCGATCGACGGCGCGGACCGCCGCTTCATCGAGACCATGGCCCCCTTCTTC